TTCCTCGACAATCGTCAGCGTACCATCGGGGAAAAACGCGACGCGCTCGTGCAGATATCTCGCGGCAAATTCGTCGCGTTCTGCGATGACGACGACGACGTTGCCGAGGACTACATCAAGACGTTGGTCCTTGCGGCTGACACCGCTCCCGATGACGTGTCGGTCATCACATTTGACCAGCTTGCGGTCGTGAACGGCAAGGCGGCGCTCTGCCAGTTCTCGCTTCGACATCCGAACGAGGCATTTGCCCAGCCGACTTTCCGACGCAATGCTTGGCACGTCTGCGCGTGGCGCGGCGACATGGCTCGGCGCATACGCTTCCCGGCGAGCAACTACGGAGAGGACTGGGCATGGGCAAAGCATCTCATCATGGATGCCCAACGCGAGATCCGCATTGATCGGATCCTGCACACCTACCGATATGACGACGCAGTAAGCGAGGCACCTCCTCCCGCTGGCACTTAGACAATCCGCGCATGGGTATGGCGACCGTGCGTGACTTCGCTCCTACCCAGTTGGCCTATGATTTTGCCGGCATCCTTGAGCAGGCCGGCATCACGTTTTCCTATCTCGGATCGACCGTGACCGGCGTCTGGTCTTCCTCGCGCACGATGTTCTCGGAGTTCGAGGACCAGCGCCGGGACGATATCAAATTCACGATCTTCTTTACCACTTCGCAGGTGACAGGAACTCCCGCGGTAACGCAGACCGTCGTCAGGGCCGGCGTCACTTACTTCGTCGAGCAAGTGCGCTTTGATGCCGAGGGAACTGGGTGCGAGATTGATGTTTGCAAGGCGATATGATCGACCTAAAATTCGATTCCTCGAAGTTGGACTTTGCTCTGACGCGCCTTGCGTTGGCGGCAAAGAAAGACCTTGGGCCTGTTATCCGCGAGGAAGCGAGATACATCACGAAAACGTTGATGCAGTTTACGCCTCCCAAAACTCGCCAGCAGGGTGTCGGCGCAATCCGCGGAGACGTTGGCAGGTTGGCGGTGCCGATGAGTTCTGCCAAGCTTGAAGCTCGCGCAACGAAGGGTGGAATTTACAAGTCACTTGCCAAGCTCGTGCGCCGCCGCGAGACGCAGAAGATCAATGATATGCTGCGAAATCCTAAGATCGGATTTTATGGCGGCAGGAAGATGGTTGAATCCGCGGCGCAATTGTCCGCGGCTCATCGTCGCGCTCGCAACAATTACGGCAGGATCCGAAAGGATCAGATGATGATGGCCTACGCTGATGATTCGACGACGCTCAGAAAGGAGCTTGAAGGTCGAGTTGGCTGGACGATCTCGGGCTGGATTCCTGCCGCTCGCGTAACGGGTGCTAAGTGGAAGAAGTTCGCTGATCGCTTCGGTCCAAAGTCTGGATCGCAGCAATCGAATTTCTCCACAAATCCTTTCATCATCGCCGTTAATAAGCAGGTAAAAATTCCCGGCTATCAACGAGTGGTTGATGGCGCGGTCAATTCACGGGTGAAAACCACGCTCAAGAAAGTTGATCGAGTCCTTGCCAATAAAGCAGTCAATCTCGGCTTTGCCAAAGTGACCGGAGCCGGCAAAATGGAATACGTCTCGCCATGAGTACCCGCACCGACATTCGCAATGCCATTGGAACCGCGCTAATCAATGCTGGCGTCGTCGTGACAGCCAACGTGCTGCGCGGTCGCAACAACACGATTGCCTCAATCTCCTTTCCATCCTGCGCGGTTTACGCGATCCACGAGGATGTGGAAATCCGCACACTCTCGCCTAACAATCGAGACCAGTATCGGCAGCTACAAGTTGTCGTGGAATACTTCACCGCGGCCACCTCACCGACCGCAATTGACGATATGTTCGACGCTGGCAGCGCCGCCGTGGAAGCGGCGATTTTGGCAGATGTCACGCTAGGCGGTAAGTGCCGCGATACCCATTTGACGAGCGTCGATTATGTGATCGAGCCTGACGAAAACACCCAATGGGGCGTCGCCCGGCACAACTTTAACTGCATCTATCTGACCACCGACTAACATGGCTAACCATCTCGGACGCGAGGGCGTCGTTAAACTGTCCAGCACCACCATCGGCGAGCTCCGCAATTACTCGCTCGCGCAGTCTTCGGATGTCGTCGAGGACTCGACCATTGGCGATGTCTTCCGCACGCGCAAGGCGACCATGAAGACGTGGAGCGTGAGCGGCGATCTCTATTGGGATTTGAACGATGCCGGTCAGGTGCTGCTCACCATCGGCTCCAGCGTGACCGTGAACCTGTACCCGCAGGGCACCACCTCCGCGACATACTACTCGGGCGGCGGTATCGTGACCAAGTATGACGTGAGCGCCGCCTTCGACGGCATGGTCGAGGGTTCCATCTCCATTGAGGGCAACGGCACCCTGAGCGTTTTGACGGTCTGAGGTGACACATGGACGCAATCGACCTCGTAAGGGAACACTTCTCATCACTCGCATCCAAGCGCATCGAAGTCCCGGAATGGAAGATCACGGTGTTTGCCGCACCGATGACGCTCGCGGAAAAGAACAAGCTCTACAAGAAGAGCCGCGAGAACGACATGGAGCTTCTGGTGGACATCTTGATAATGAAGGCGCAGGACGAGAACGGGAAGAAGCTCTTCGAGGTCGATCACCGACTGACGCTGTTGAACAAGGCTGACTCAAACGTCGTCGCTCGGGTTGCTAATGCGATCTTGAACGACGATGCGCCGAAGGCCGACGAGCTAAAAAACTGATTCACGGCGGGGAAGCCGCCGACTTCCTCGCCGTTTATGCGCTCGCAGAAAAGCTCGGCAAGTTCGCCCATGAGGTTCTCGCAATGCCAGCCGGTGAGTTGCAGGGATGGCTCGCATATCTCGATTACGTAAACAAAACCCGAAACCATCATGGCTAGCGCAACATTCTCCCTTAAGGCGGTTGACGAAACGCGCACAGCCTTTGCTTCGGTTCAAAATTCGCTTGGCAAGCTGAACGCGACTTCTGCCAGCGTTGGAAAGACGCTCAAGACAATGATGGCCGGCGGGCTTTCCAAGTCGTTTCTGCGGACGCTGGATGCAATGGGAGACAAGCTCGACAAGGTTATTGCTGAAGGCGACGACATTGGATTCGGTCAATCCATCGAGGATGCCCTGCGGTTAAAGTCGATCATTGATGGATTCTTCAAACTGCTTTTGGTGATTCCTGCCGCTTTTGCGAAAATTGGAATTTCAATTGGAGATCTTGTAACTGGAACAACTGATGCAGAAGCCAAGGCTAAGGCAATGGAGCTTTGGACCAAACGATTTCATAAGGACATTGATGTTTCCGTTGACTCAATGGAAAAATTGCAGGTTGAGTTTGATAAAACAGAACAGACTTCCGAGCAATGGGCCGACTCTTTAAGAAAAGCAGCCGAGAAATCATTTTTGATTTCTCAGACGCAATTTCAGACCGGCAAGGATATTGCCAAGGCTTACAAGTCTCAGGAGGAAGGACTTAAATTGCTTTTAGAGGAAGCGACTCTAAGAAAGAAAATTAAGGAAGAAAGGAAAAAGGCCGAAGACGATTTGGCTGAAGCATTTGGCGAAAGATCAAAAGCGCAAAGCACGCTTGATAGAATCGCAGGAAAAACGATTACTACAGAACAACAATTGGTGATTCTTTACAAAGATAAATTGAGTCAAGAAAACTATTTGAACAATCTTAAAGGAGAAGGAATTGAGATTATAAAAATTAGAACTGCAGCAGAAAAGAAACTGAAGGAAACAATTGATGAGATTGTTAAACTAGAAGAGCAGCGCCGCCAATTTGGAATTGAATTTGGAGGAAGGATTGCAGAATCATTCGAGGAAGCAATTTTGTCTGGGAACAAATTGCGCGAAGTTATCCGTGCTCTCGCGCAGGATCTTCTGCGCATGATATTCCGCGAGCAAATTACCAAGCCAATGGCAAGCGGTCTTGGGACATTTTTCGCAAATCTATTTACTGGTCAATCGTTCAGCGGCAAAGCTACGGGCGGTCCTGTCAGCGGAGGCACGCCGTACATGGTTGGCGAGAAAGGCCCAGAGCTTTTCGTGCCGGGCTCCAGCGGCTCGATCATTCCGAATCATCGCCTTGGATCTGGTAGCGGCGGAGGATCTTCCGTTGTCGTCAATTATCACATCTCCTCCGGCGTGAACAAGGCCGAGCTTATGCCGATCCTTGAGAACGAGCGAAAGCGCCTCAAGGCCGAGATTCCCGACATGGTGCGCCGCGGCGGTGCCTATCGCGCAGCCTTCGCCTAATCCGTCATGGCTATTTCCTATCCACTCTCACCGCCGTCGCCGTTCCGAGTTAGCCGGCTGAACCTTACGGGGATGTCGGCCACTTCGCGGAACGTGTCGCCGTTCACGTTTCAGAGCCAGCAATACAACTGGCCGGGACAAGCGTGGGCTGGCAGCGTGGAATGCCCGCCGATGACGCGAGCGGACGCGGAGCAGGTCATTGCCTTCCTGTTGGCAGCGCACCGCGGCACGTTCTACTTCCAAGACTACGCGAACACTTCGCCGCGAGGAAGTGTCACGGGAACGCTGACCGTCTCCAGCGCGACCGCGAACGCGACGACGCTCGGCATCTCGGGAGCCACCGGCAGTTTTGCCGTGGGCGATTGGCTCCAGATCTCGACCTCGCTCTACAAGGTGATCCAAGTCAACAGCAGCAGTAGCGTGGACCTTTTCCCTGCGCTACGCTCTAGCTATGCCGCCGGCACGGCCATCACCTACTCGAACGCAAAGGGCGTCTTCCGCTTGGCTGAACCGAAAACCGACTGGTCCATTGAACTCGCGTCCATCTACGGCGTGAGCTTTTCCATCGTCGAGAACGTCGCGCAATGAGTACGACCTACAACACGCCGGGACGAACGATGACCGCGGATATGGTGTCCGAGGTGACGACGGCGCAGCTTGCGCCGGTAATGCTTACCGAGCTTCAATTTGATTCGGCTTCTCCTACTCGGTTTTGGAATGGTTACGGCGACCTTTACTACAATTCCGCGACCTATTTGGGCATTGGAAACATGGGCACTTTGTCTCCGATTGATGAGACAACGGATCTCTCTGCCCGTGGAATCATGATGCAATTGTCTGGAGTTCCCACCGCGCTTGTTGCGGTTGCGCTCTCGACAACCTATCAAGGCAAGCCGTGCTCGGTGATGATCGGTGCGCTCTCGCCTACCGCGGGCACGCTCATCTCATCGCCAGTCACGGTATTCTCTGGCCGCATGGATGTGATGAACATCACGGACGACGGTCAAAGCGCCATAATTACGATGAGCGCGGAGAACCGGCTCGTTGATTTTCGCCGCACTAGGGAAATTCGATACACGGACGAAGAGCAGCAAAACCTTTTCTCAGGCGATCTCGGCCTTGAGTTCGTGACGGCGATCCAAGAAAAAACGATTTACTGGGGAAATGCCAATGCTTCGTCAGCTATTCAATGGACGCCGCCAGAATCCGATGCGGGGAACCAGCCATGATGCGTCTCGAAAACTGGCCGACGCTGCTCTCGCTTTACGTCGATTCCCGGCGCAGCCAGCCATTTGCATGGGGAATTAATGATTGCTATCTGTTCGTGTCGGATTGGATTTTGATCTGCACGGGAGTTGATATCGCTGCGAAATATCGCGGGCAATATTTCGGAGCAATAGGCGCAACTCGAATTCTTGCCGATGTAGGAGGCATGGAAAATCTATTCGAGACAAGCGCACCAACGCTTCAAAGGATTTCACGAAGGATTGCCGGCAGGGGCGACATTGTGATTCGCAACATGGGCAACGGTCTCACTTTTGGGATCGTGATTGGGTCGCTTGATTGCTTCGTCAATACTGATGGGCTCGCGTTTCTTCCATTAGACGAGAACTGCACTTGTTGGAGACTCTAAACCATGCCGGAAATTTTTTCATGGGTAGCAGCGGAAGTCTGGATAGCCCTGATGGATGTGGGCTTTTCAGTCGCGGCTGCTCAAGCAACGGTTGCGGTGCTCAACTTTGTTGCGATCACGGGCGCAAGCATGGCAGCAAACAAGCTGCTTGCTCCAAAGCCTCCGAGCTTCTCTGATTCCTCGCTTCTTGATCGAAATCAAACGATCCGCTCACCCGTAGCGGCACGCACAATCATTTACGGGCAATGCAAGACTTCGGGCGTTCTCGTTTATATCTCAACAACGGGAGACAAAAACGAGTATCTGCATATGGTGATCGCGCTTGCAGGTCACGAGGTCGAGGAGATCGGGGACGTTTACTTCAACGACGAGCTAGTCCTGACTGGTGCAGGCTCATCGGCTACGGGCAAATACGCTGGGTACGCCGAGATCTACAAGAAGCTCGGCGGCGATACGCAGACCGTTGAGACAAATCTTGAGGCTGCGACCTCTGCTTTGACTGACGGCAAGTGGACGAGCGCCCATCGTCTGCGCGGCATTGCTTACGTTTACGTGCGGTTAAAATGGAACGCAGAGGTATTCGTGGGCGGCATCCCGAACGTCTCGGCTATCGTCAAAGGTAAGAAAGTCTGGGATCCACGGACCAGCACGACGGCATACTCGGCCAACGCTGCGCTCTGCTTGCGCGACTATCTGACCGATACTCGACTGGGAATGGCGATGGACCCGTCGGAGATGGACGATACTAGTTTCATCACCGCGGCGAATATCTGTGACGAGCAAGTGCAAGTGCTCCCGCTCTCTCCCACGACCTATGAGAACCGCTATGAGTGCAATGGCGTGATCTCCACCGCAGAGACTCCAGATGGAAACATGGGGAAGTTGTTGTCCGCAATGGCTGGCCTCATTGCCTATTCTGGCGGGAAGATCATCGTTTATCCCGGCAACTATCGGATTCCCGCGGTCACGCTCACGGAAAAGCACTTCGTTGGACCGCTCAACGTCCAGACTAAGACGAGCGCCCGCGACCGCGTAAACGGCGTCAAAGGAGTTTACGTCGCGCCCGAGAACAACTGGCAAGTCACGGACTTCCCGCCGATTTCTTCTGCGGCTTATGTCACCGAGGATAACGGCATTAAATACTGGCGCGACGTGACGCTGCCGATGACGACTTCGAGCAGTTGTTCGCAGCGCCTTTCGGTGATTGAACTTCGCCGGGCACGGCAGGAAATCACGATGACGGCGCGGTTCCGTCTCGAAGCGATGCAGGTGCGGGCCGGTGACACGGTAATGATCTCGAACGACAAGCTCGGGTGGTCGAGCAAAGTCTTTGAGGTCGTCGAGTGGCACTTCGTTTCGGACGGCAATCCTCCGCAACTTGCAATCGAGATGACGCTACGCGAGACGGATTCGACCGTTTACTCGTGGAGCGTTGGCGACGAGGTTGCGGTGCCCACCGCTCCAGATACGACCCTTCCCGATCCTTTCACGCTAGTCGCGCCTACCAATCTCACGCTCACCGCGGACGGCACCACGCAACTGATTCAAGCGGACGGCACGGCGATTCCGCGCATCAAGGTCGCATGGTCCGCGCCGAGCGAGCAATTCATCCAAGCCGGCGGCTCTGTCGTCGTCGAATACAAGCAGGGCAACGCGACGACGTATCTCACTTGGAGCCGTGTCGAAGGAGATCAGACGCTGGACTACATCTCCAGCGATGTCCGCATCGGCACGAGCTACGATGTCCGCATCTTCGGTGAATCTTACTTCAAGGTTACGACGAGTTATCTCACGTCGTCGATCACGGTTGCGAGGGATACCACCGCACCAACCACGCCCACAGGAGTCACAATCACCGCGGGCAATGGTCTCGCCCTATCGTTGGACTGGGACGACAACACCGAACCAGATTTCTCGGAGTACGGCGTTTACCGCAATACCACGGGAGTTACGCCGGCCAGCGTAACAGTTGATAAGATCGCGGAGACGCGCAGTTCCCGATTCGTTGATACTCAACTGATTCTTGGAGCGACTTATTACTATTGGGTCAACGCTTATGACAATGTTGAGAACGTCTCTGGTTTCTCAACTCGTGTCTCGGGCGTTGCTACCTCAGTAAGCGGCACGCTCAACACGACCGCGCCCAATAATCCCAACGCTCCTACCTTCAGCGCGGAGACGAATTACACGGCGAGCGATGGAACTACTTTTGTCCGAGTGACGCTGAACGCGCCAGCAATGCCTACGCTTGGGCAATTGCTTGAGATCTTGTATCGTCGCAATGGCGCGAGCGATTGGCAATTGGCAGCGCAACTCACGAGTGGACTTGGTACAGTCAGCATCGACGATCTTTCAATTGGCGTCACGTATGACTTCGCGGCTCGTGCGCTCTCGTATTACAACATACCATCCTCGGTTTCCACGGTTTTGACTCGCGCCAATGGAAGCTCAGGGGCAACGCCAACGAGTCCGACCGCAAGCTACGTGAGCGGTGAGCAAGCTGATGCTGTCGCTGCTGGAACTATTCCGATGTACGCAATCGGAATCAAGGTCACGGCATCGGCAACTTCTGATGTGACCGGCTTTGAACTGAAGATTGTTAGCACGAACAGCGATTCCTCGTCATCTTACACTTGGTATGCCGCTGGAAGCGTGGGACTCTTGGCGCAACCGATTCAGCCGGGCAAAGACACTACGGTGTTTTTTTATGACATACTTGGAACCACCGCTGGATATGGCTTCGTGAAGCTAATCAGCCGCAGCGGCGTATCCTCGACTTGGACTTCGATTGGTTCCGTTCAAGGCACAAGCGGACTCATCAAGCGACCCATCGGCACGGTTTCCCAGTACAACAAAGATGCCGTCAACGTGACCGGCATTTCGACCGGTAGCGGTGCATCCGTCCGCAAGGTGCTTACTCGTCAGCCAGTCTACGCTTCAATCTCCATCACAGGAGGCGCAACGACCGAGACTTACAACCTTTCAATCAGCAACTGCGGATTCTCTACGGCTCCAGATGCCGGTTGGATGCAGTCCGCAGACTGGGATCGGTTGCTGATTCGATATGATTTCGATGACTCGACGAGCACTACCGCGGTGCTGCGATTGACGATGGCAGACGGCACGAATCTGCCGGCACTTGGCGCACTTGAGATCACGGGTGAGTTCGTCGAATACTGATTTTATGGCCTTCCAAAAATCCATTTCGCTTCCGACTGGTGTCACCGCGGACTACTTCCGCATCTCGACTTTCTCGTGGGATCGTAACTCCCGCGAGGCTCAAGCGTATTTCGCCCTGTACCTCAACGCGCAGACCGCAGTCACCGGGCAAGCTCTCGTGCCGATCATTGCCAAGCTAAGGCTCTACGGCGCACGCTTTGACCAATACCTTGGGACCGCGGCGCTGCACTCATCGGACAACGATATCCTCGCGCAGTTGTATCTCGCAGCGCGAGCCGCGTGCGTGACCTACGAGGCGCAAGGCACCGCGGATCCCGAGGCAATCGTCATCTGCGATTACGGCAAAGACATCTTTGCCAACGCGCAGGACGTTTGAGTCCCACTTTTTCGCCTTCCTAAGTCGTTGGTTAGCAGCACGGTGCAAACAATCGTGCGAAAGTTTCCATTTTGTGCTTCACAAAACGAAGCCGATCGGGTTTGCTGCTGAACGTCGGAGGGAATTAACCCCGAGACCAAAACCAAAACAACGACATGACCGCAATCGACAATATCAGCAGCCAAGGCATCCGCGCTGCTCTCGAAGCTACCGGCGACACTTACGCCACCAAAGTTGGGATGTATGAGCATCCCTCTCATCTCGGCAATGCGAATTGGCGCATCACGCTTTGGCTATTGCCGGCTGGTGACTTTGTGATCGACACTAACGGTGATCCGATCTTCGAGGTCAGCCATCCAGATGACTTTTGCGCGCTCTGCGCTGATTACGGGATCAATGTGGAGGTGGCGTCGTGACGCGCCTCCTCGCGCTCCTTGCGCTGGCTTCTGTCAGCCACGCCGCGCCGCCGGAAAGTTTCTGGCGGGCCTTGCACCAAGTCGAGACCAGAGGCCGCCACGGCGCCATCCTCGGCGACGGTGGCAAGGCGCTCGGGCCGCTCCAGATTCACCGGGCCTACCACGCCGACGCTCGCATTGGCGGCGACTACTCGCGCTGCGCGGATCTGGACTACAGCAAGCGCGTCGTGAGCGCCTATCTTCAGCGGTATGCGCCAGAGGCGTACAGCAAGGGTGATGTCGAGACGTTGGCTCGCATCCACAACGGCGGGCCTCGCGGCGCGAGTAAGTCGGCGACGCTGAGTTACGCGGCCAAAGTGCGGAGGGCCATGCGGTGAACTACGACGCTTTCATCGACAGCAAAACCAAAGTCGCGCAAGCTAGCGGCTTTGAACCGTTCGAGATTCACGCGCCATTATTCGACTGGCAAAAGTCGATTGTACGCTGGGCGCTTCGGCAAGGACGCGCTGCACTCTTTGAATCTTGCAGATGTCTGCGATCCGCTGAAGGCTCATCGTTCTCAGGAAATTCATGGGACTGGCTGTAACTGCCTCCC